TTAGTAGTACCTGATGTTGCCATTTAGCCCCCTAGTTAAAAGTAATAGTGCAGCTGCCTGATCCAGAGATTGTTAAGTGACAACCATTTTTCATTCTAATACCACTTCCAGGAACAAAGACTTCTAGTCCTTCTGTTCCAAAAAGAAATGTATGAGCTGTGCCTGCGCCTGTAGTTGCATTGTCATGCAAAATAACAGAACCACTTGCGTTGCCTTTTGCTTGAATCGATGTAACCCTACAAGGCCCACCAACTAAAGGTCCAGTAGCGGTTGCTTGAGCTGTTCTCTGGTCTGATGTGAAAGATCCTCCACCTGACATAATATTATCCTCCTAAATTAGTGGGGCCGAAGCCCCACATTAATTAGTTATTAAGCTACTGTTGCGCCGTTTACTGAAGTAGCGACCCACCCAATAGCACTGTTCCAAACTAAAGTTACTGATTCAGCAACTGCGTCAAAAGCAATTGTTGATCCGTTTGCAAATGTAGTTGGAGTAACTGTTGCAGTTCCACCACCATCAACAATCATGTTAATGATTTTCATTTGTCCTGAAGTTGTTCCATCAGCTAAAGTTACTGCAGCGGCTCCACCGGCTGTAGTAAGCTCTGTTATTAGGTTTACAGTATCCGCAGCTCCTGCGCCTGATAATGCTTGTACACCGCCTCTAATGGCTTTGTTGTAAGCAGCATTACTAGTTATAGCACCAGTGCTTGCATTTTTTGTTATATCTTCGAACCCGTTTTCTGATCTAACCGGTCCTGAAAAAGTAGTTGTACCCATGTTTCTATCCTCCTGTTAATTAACACAGTCGCGAGGCCGTCTGGTCAAGTCTGTGTTTCTTCGAATATACGCTTTTAATTTAGTAAATGCAAATAAAAAGGGGCGCCGAAGCGCCCCTTAAAATGGTTTATAACCTTACTGATTATACACCTGGAGATCCGAAGATACCTCTAGGATCAGAGAAGCCGAAGCTGTATCTTTCCCTAGCTTTATATCTAACGTTACCAGTTTCAAAATCGCCTTCCATGGCAGTTTTGATTGGTGCACGAACCATGTGTTTCATTCCGTTAGGAACGTCTGTCTTAATGAAGAAAGACTCTGAATCAGCTAGGAAGTTATTTACCACAAATCCTTGTGGTATCATTCCCATTGATTTCATAGCATTCAAATCATTATCAGCAGTACCAACTCTGTTGGCAGATTTCATGATTCTTTCAGCTGCAAATTGCTGAGCTGGGTGAATGATTAGTTTCATTCCCTTAGCAGCAATCTTTAGTCCACGCTCGTCTGTCATTTTAGCAATGTCAATTAAAGACTGCTCTAATGAAGTTTCAGATAAGTCAGCAGGTGTTGCTAACTCATTTGCAAACGTTCCAGCAATTACTGGGTGGTTAGTTGCACAAAGTGCAACACCATCACCACCTGTAGAAGTAGTGAAAGCTCCATCTAGAATTGCAGCAGCTTTAAGTTGCTTAGTTTGAGCCATAGAACGTGCTAGTGCTTTCGTATAACGAGTTGAAATCTTATCATACAAGTTATCTTCAACAGCTTCCTCAGTAATAGAGAAAGCGAGAGCAATTGTCTCATGTTGATATCTTGCAGTGTAAGTTTCCTGCGCGCTATCGTAAACCACTGCTGCGCCTTCTGACTTAACGGCAGCTTTGTCGAAACCTGATAACATTACTTCTTCTTCGAATGCTCGATCAGAATTTTCTGTATCATAAATTTCAGCGTGTTGGTTTTCGTAGTTTTTGTACTCAAGTCCAAATAATGCATTCAGACCTGGCTCTAGCTCTTTAGCTAGTTGTTGTCTTGATATAGCCATGTATTACCTCCTGCTATTATTTATACTTGTGTTCATTAATCAAAACATTGTACACAGTATGGGCAGCTCCAACCTCGCCGCGGCCTTCTTTTTTAGAAAAGCCTACGATACGTAGGTTAGCACCTGTACCAATATCACTTGTATCAAGTTCTGTATTTGAAACACCAGTTATTGTTGAACCTGCTGCAACTATCATGTCAGCTGTTTTAGAGATATCTGTTACTGCAGAGTTTCCTCCAACAGAATCTCCTTGTACTTCGAACATTTGATATGGATCGTCGTACACGAAAACAGTTGCTGCTTGTGACGCAGGTCTTGTGTTTTTAAAAGTTGGCTTTCCAGTAGAATCGTCGAAAGAAGATCCCCAAAAAACACCTATAGCTGCTGTAGCATCTGTTTGCATAGCATTTGCTGCTGCAAGTTGCACACCACCTGTACCTTCGTCCATCTTTACGACGTCACCTTGGGACATAATAGTAGCATAGCCTACTAGCGCACTATAAGAGTTCATTGCCGGATCTGTACCACCGCCAATTTTACCAATTGGAGCCAAACCAAAAGGGGCATCTATATTTGCCATATTGTTTTCCTCCTTAAAGGGTTATTGTTAATTTATCGATGGTTGAGAAAAGATTAGTCTTTTTTCGAGCCACCAAAAGTTACACGAGTCTGTCGATCTTGATTAATCGGCATACTTGGGTGCTGTTCCTTCAAGACATCGTTTTCAATTGCATCATTTCGATCTTGAGTAATCTTTTTAAAGTACTCTTCACGTGATTGCGCGAGCTCTTCAGATATCCTTGCCAGCACAAGGCCACCAACCCCGATCATACCTGCGTATTTGCCGTTATCTATAGAAGGATAATTATCATTTGGATATTCGTCAGCTCTAACTAACTCCCATCCTGATCTAAGCTTACCTGACATGTTAGTGGTATCGTCGTACCCCATGCTTTCAGCTCTTATCCACCTATGTCGATATCCGTCTGGCGCAGGTGGTGCGTCCAGTGATGATGGAGGAGTCCAAATCTTCGGCTTTTCAGTTTTTGCTCTAGATTGACTCACGCGAGTGGTTTTCATTTTATCTTTTTCCATATGCTTATACCTCCTTCGCGGCTAATTGTTTCGCATATTCTTCTAGCGGCACACCTAATCTTTTAGAAATTGCTACCTGTGAAGGTGTGAGTTTCACAGTTTTTCTGCGTCCTTTTGTACTGGCCGGACGTCGGGCACTTGCTACACTCTGCGTTGGTGCAGTGGTAGATTGCTCCACAGTATCAAATTTGTGCGGAAATGCAACCCTTATTCGTTTGTCGACTTCCGTATAGTATTCTTCTGATTGTGGATCAAATCCTTCGTTTTCAACAAGCTCTTTGTGTATATCAAATGCAGTGTAAGTCATTGCATTATCAGTACCAAACCATCTATTTTTTTGGGCCCAGCTTTCTGCTCTAGGGTCAAAATCAGGTTCTGCTTGTTGTTGAGGTGCAGTTTTTGGTTGTTGTACAACCTGTTCTGCAGCTTGCACTCTTTGTTCTTGGTTTGCTTTGATTTGTTTTAATCTAGCATCTTCCATAGCCATTTCAGCAATAGCTTGTTGAGCTGCAATTTGACCGTCTATGTCTTGCGTCTCTACTGCTTGCTTGTACGCAAGTTTAGCAGCATCCATACCATTATTTACTTTTGCTTCTAGTTCTTGAGTATAAGTAGTGCCAAGTTTGTCGTACTGACCTCTAATTTTGTCTTGTTGTTGTTTTAAAGTTTGAGCGTAAGTAATAGCTTCTTCTTTTTGCCTTTCAGCTTCACGCATTTTACGTGTAAGTTTAGCTATTCTTTTTTTAACACCTTCTGAATATTCTCCCAGTTCGTCTTGGGGTTTATCAGCTTGAACAGCAGGCTGCTCATTAGGTTCCTCAGATGTGTCATCGGTTTCCTCGATTTGTTCAACTTTAATCTCCTCTGTTGGTTCTTCTAGTGATTGTTCTGGAGCATCAAGATCAATCTCCATTTCTTGTTCATCGGTTTCACCGACATCTATTTTATCTTCTAGCATAGTTAATTCCTCCTATGAATTACATTGCGTGAATAAGATCTTCAGGATCATCTATTGTCCCTAGTATCTCGTCATCGTTTAACATTCTTATCTCACCACCATCAATCTGCATACGTGATCCTGCGTATCTTGCAAAGACCACCCATTGTTTTTCTTTACACCATGGTCCTGTTGGATACTTTTCCTCATCCTTGTAACAGAGATCACCCATCTTTAATACGTATCCAACTTGCGTTGCTACACGTGCTTTGTCTAAAGATTCTTGTGCAATAATAATTCCACCTTCAGTTTTTTCTTTAACTTGAAAGGGCATAACAAGTATACGCCATCCTGTAGGATGCGGTAACTTATCTAAATTTGTTTCTTGAGTTTCTTTTTTTGCTTCGTTTTTTGCAATCTTTTTTGCATCTGCTTCAGCATTATATTTATCTTCTAAGGCGTGCGATGTTCGTTTCGTCATCTGGTTCTGGCTCCTTTGGTTGTAGCAGGTTAGAGATTTCCTGTTTAATTTGATCCGTAACGTGGATCTTTCCGAGAATATAGTTATATTTCTCCATATTGTCAACACCACCGCCAATTAAGACGTTAGCGTTGTTTTCCATTATTTCGTCAAGTAGTCTCTGGATCTTGTATACTACGTGTACTGGGTCTATAGCTTCTGACATATTTCTTTTTCTTATCTCCTAAGTTATGCCAAAACTCATCGAGAGCGTTGGCTTTTTGTTTGCAACATTCCCCCGAACGTACTTTTTCTTCAGTGTGACAAGCACACTTCTTATCCTCCACCATTTATCCCCCTAAGTTTTTATTTGCCTTTAAACTTACTAAGAGTAGTAACCCCAAAACTTCCACCAACTATGGTAAGAATAATGATCCAAAAATAATCATTTGCTTGGCCTAATATCTCCCAGCCTGCCGCCATCCATGGTTGCGTCCAAGGTGTGAAATGTGCCAAAATAATGAGGCTCCAGAAAACGACCAAATATTCGTCTTTCCATGAATTAGCAGTTTGTCTCACCTGTTCCATCTGAACACCAATCTTTGCTACGTCCACTTTTGCAGCCGCTTCTATCTCCTTTGCTTTTATAATTTTATCTTTTTCTAGCTTGTGAGAAATTGCGCCAACGGTCTTTTCGGTGATGAGTTTTGCAACGGGATTATTTAATAATCCTCCTCCAAGACCTAAAAGTGGTTTGATAAGTAGCAGTGGGTTCATTAGTTGTTGATGATTACCGCGATGACAATTATAACGCCAACGGCAATTATAATTTTTGTTTTCTTAGTGGTTCCGTTCCACCATTCTTGGGCTTTCCATTTTAAATCGTCGATCATGATGACCTCCTTTTTTTCTTTTTTACACCTGCTTCGCTGAGCGCGATAGCTATGGCTTGCTTTTTATTTACCACTTTTTTATTAGATTTACCAGATTTAAGTTTGCCTGATTTATATTCACGCATTACTTTGCTGATTTTTTTCTCTTTTTTCATTATTTAAGTTTGTATAATGTACCTATACCACTTGACATCGGTCCGCGTAGCGGTGGTACTAGGCCGCCCTGGTTATAGCCAAAAATTTCGTTTTCTAGTCCAGGTATAGTTGTTCCTTTACTTAAATATAAAGCTGTTCCCATTGGATCACCATCCATCTCAATAAAATCGTCTAAGTTTTCTAGTCCACCTTTAGTAGTTGCATCAGCTATACTTAATTGTGGAAAAAGAGATTGCATAACATTAAAGCCGAATAATTCTGGTCCAATATTAAAAGCTGAACTTAATGCGTCACTAGTTTCTTTAAGACTGTCGTCCTGTATTCCTGGTTTAAAATACTTTGATAAATTTGACACAGTTAGTTCAGGAGAATCATCTTCTTCAACAACAGGAATCTCTTGTTCTTTTTTGTTCTTTGCTTCCTCTTGTTCTTTTTGGTAAGCCTCTATTTGTTCTTGCAACAAATTAGATTTTTTGTCTCCAGCCAACATACCCATAATAGACATAAGTCCAAGTGGTGCTATGATGTCGGATTCTCTCATATTAGTTCTCTACTATTGTACTTTTCATTTGCTGAATAC